CTAATTCGTCTCTATTATTAACACCTCTAACGGTTATTGTGCCAGTATGATTTACTGTTTGATTCATGCTTTTATCTAACGGTATAACTGCTTCAGGCCCAGCTTTACCAATTAATGCTAGTGCTGGCTTATTTACAATTCTGCCTTTTGCAAATGCCGCAATAGATCCTCTGCTACCTCTACCTACTTCATCTCCGCTAACTCCACCACCGCCTCCGCCAGCTCCACCACCGCCACCAGAGGAAAAACCGCCTCCGCCACCATCTCTTTGGATTTTTGCTGCTTCTGCGTTATCTTTTTTAGATTTATTAAGCCACCAACACAATGTTCCTAGCGCAGCAATTGTAAGAGTTATCCATCCTACTGGTCCAATTAAAACAGCCAACGATGCACCAAAGGCCCCCATTCCTCCTGCTGCTCCTGCCAATCCAGCAGCCACACCAATTCCCGTAATAATTCCCGCTACAGTTGAGCCAAAGCCTACAATTGCTGATAATGCAGTTACAACCGGACCTAATGCAGCGCCAAGTAATAACATTTTGAGCATCAGTTGTTGTGTTTCTGGCTTTAATTCTGAAAACCACTTAACAATCTTACCTACAAATTTAATTATATCTTTTAACACCGGTAAGATGCTTTCTTCCATAACTTTAGCAAGTTTATTAAATGCTTCTCTAATATCGTTAGCCCATTTTTTTAGTGTTCCGTCTTTTTTTAATGTCTCTATTTTGTCAGTAAATAATTTTAACTTCTTTTTCAGGGTGTCAAATACTCCGCCGATTTCTACTTCGCCTGTTTCGGATATCCCAACCATGCTAGTAAAAGCGTTTTTAAATGTTCCTTTCATAGTAGACATTAATCCATTAAATGAATTAGCTTGTACTTCCATACCGCCTTTAAATCGTTCTTCCATCAGGTTAAACAGTACTTCATTAAATTTTTCTTGGTCAACAATTTGCCCTTTAGCATTTACAAGCTGGACACCTTTCATTACTTTGTTTCCGTGTTCAATTATCATTTTTTTTGTTATACCAAATTCTTTTAATCTTTCGAGCTCTCCAGTTTGCGCATCAGCTACAGCTTCTACTGCTTGCATTATATCGGTATTCATTACGCTTGCCATATCGCCAATGGATGGCATAACTTTTTCAGCTTTCAGTCCATATGCAGTTAATCTAACTGTTGCTTCGACTATATCGTTTGTTTCGAATGGTGTCTTATTTGCAAAATCAACAGCCCAAGCCATTGTTTCTCCAGCTTTTTTTGTGTCTTTCATAACTGTATTTAGAGTATTTCTATATGCTTCTAATTCAGCTGCTCCTGTAACTCCAGCGACACTTAATGCTCCGATTCCTGTTGCTATTGCTGCCGTTGCTTTAATTAGTGGCATTGTTAATTTTGAGGTTAAAGAACTTCCCATCTTACCGAGGCTTTTAGAAGTACTGCTAAGATTTTTAGTCAATGCTTTCATTTTCTTTTCAATTTCTGAAAAATCCGCACCGCCTCTTACAATAAAATTTGACTTTCCCATTACTTCACCTCACCTCCGAACAGTTTATTTAATATTTTAACTTGTTTTAACATTTCCTCGTCTGTCATTTCTGTCATTTCTTTCTTTTCTTCTTTTATTCCTAGTATTTCATTTAGTGGTTTAGGTTTATTTTTACTTTGCCATTGGACAGTCCATAATGCTGTCATGTAAGCCATTGTTATCTTTTCTTCTTGTTCGTATTTCATTCTTTCACAATAATTTTCAATAATTAGGTCTAATTCAAACGGTGTCATTTCCCAAAATTCAGCAATGCTTACTCCTACCGCAACAGCAGCCTTTAAAATATTTCTTGTTCCACTGTCGCAATAGTGGGGTTTACCTCGTCCTCAGTCTTTCCGAATGCTTCATCCATAGCATTGCCCATAACTTCGATTATCTCGTCTAACTTGATATTGTTTTCATCGATAATGTCAATCAATTTATCAACAGTTAGTTCCTTATCTTCGTGTACAAGTCCAGCCCAAACAATTGTCATAGTTTCCTCAATGGTCAAATTAGCATAATCTATTGTTGCTAAATTTTTTTTAAACTTCTTTTCAATTATCGACAAGGCCTTCATGCCATAGCGCAAATTTCTTGTTTTATCTAATACAATTGGTGTATACATATTTCCTCCTGATTTATAATAAAAAAGCTAGGCTTTACCCTAGCTTATACTGTAACAGTTAAAACTGGTTTACCAGATACTTTAATAGTTACTCCGAATGCAATTACTCCCTCGAGGTCTACATCTCCAACTTTAAAAGCTGTGACTACGCCTTTAAAAGTCCATTTTGTTACTGGTGTTGTAGGAAATGATATTATATAATCTTCCGCAAGTCCTGCATCCAACGATGCCTGCATTGCTATTTGTCCAGCTGCAGTGTGGTCAAAATAACCCCCTATCGGTACTTCTCCACCATCTTTAAATCCACCAATGAAGTCTCTATATCCTCCGAGACTATCAAGCGTAGTTACATCAACGGTCTCTGCTGTAATTTCAACACCTCCGATTGATGTAAGCCCACCGATTAATACTGGTACTGTACCTTTTGATATAGTAGTTCCTAATGCTCTTGTTGCTTTACCCATATTTTATTCCTCCCTTTCTAATAATATATTGTAAAATCAATTATCCCTCGATTGACTACGAGTTCACTTTCCCATGTTTCATCTATATTGTTGATGTCAATATCCTCAACATAAATTAATTGTGTTCCTATAGTTTTTTTTGGCAATGACATTAATAATTCTTCAACTTGTTTTCTAACTCTTACCATATCTGAATATTTAGTAGCCATAATGCTAAACATAAAGCTTAAAGCCTGCTTATTGGTGTAACCTTCAAGAGTTTTAATCTTCTTAGTAGAAATCCTAGCATAAACTAAATAAGGCGGTAAGGCTCCTTCTGGTGCGTTAGTAGGGTATATTTTGTTCAACAACTCGGGTATAACTTGCATTAATTCATATCTTAAAGCTGTTTCCATCTACTTCACACACCTTTCGAGTTTTGGAATTGTAAGTCGATAGAATTTATAACCGTCAAAACTAAATTTGAATAGTTTCACACACCTCATCAATGCATACACAGCATAAAGCCTACCTAAAATTGGTCTTATGGGTTGAATTTGTACTGGGATAAAGAAGAATTCGAACTTGTTTATTTTTTTTATTATTCTATCAATATCCTGCTCCGTTATTTTCATCTACTTCAACCCCGCTTTCGCTATTTCTGCATCTATTTTCTTTTTCATTTCAGTTACAATAGTTTTTTCTATTCGGCTTACATTATCTGTTAAACTATCAGATATAAATCTGAACCCAGGTATATATCTACCATTACGTGCAAAATAACCGTACTCCTGAGATATAGGGTAATAACCCGTTATCTTTCCGTCTTTATTAGGTTTTTGAAATACATCATTCATAGTTCCATCAAATACAACTCTGTATACTTTTTTCCCCTTTACTCTCGACCTCTCGCCTGTTAATATTATACCTTTTTTAAGTGCTCCAGTATCGTATGGAGCGTTCGCTCTAGCCTCTTTTAAGGATATATTCATGGCCTTTTTAGCACTTGCTGTTACATGCTTTTGAGGTACCTTTCCGAGTTTTTTAAGTGACTTTTCAAGTTCTTTCATGCCTTCGACCTTAAACATTGCTTTAGCCATAATATAATCAATCCTTCCACGGAGGTTTTAAGCTCAACATTAAGGCCACACAACAAATAATCATCCATATTTTAGATTCCATTTAATTCACCAACTTACAATAATAAAGTAATTCCATATTCCGAGAATCTACATTAATCACATCTAATATTTCATAAATATCATTATTATGTTTGATTCTCATTTTTCTACTCACGTCATTGATATAGCCAGTATTAAATTTAACCTCTACTCTTGTACTCGTTGTCAAAGCGGCAAAATATTCATTTCCTAGAATTGGTTGTTTGCTTGCCCATATTCTAGATTTATAAGTTGACCAAATTACTAAAGGTTCTCCATAATCATCCTGTCCTGATGGCGGACTTAAAATGTCAATTTTATGTCGCCGCAATTGCACCACCCCACTCTAATTTTATGAATAACCTATCTCGCTCCGCAATAAGATATTGAGTATTCTTAGCTGCATCTCTATCTGCAAAGAAAGAGAGCCATACCATAATCCGTATAGCTCTCTTTGCGGTTTCTATTTTAGTTGTAGTTAATAAGTTAATTCCAGTTGAGCCTTTCAATTCTTCCTCAGCTGAATCAATTAAGCTAGTGATAATAGTATCACTAGCTGTACCGTCTTCACCAAGAAAGTCTTTCATTTCCAGTAATGATACTATCATATATTCACTCTTTCTTATGCTACTGTTATAAAGATTTCTCTTAGGATTGCTGCAGCTGCATCAAGTTTTTGAGCATCAAGTCTTATTAATCCTCTAACTTCTGTGCTATCTGAAGCCCATGCATTTCCACCAATGTTTGTGGTAGCAACTTCAAGAGCATTTTTCTTAAACAATGTACCAAATGTTTTATAATCTCCAACATAAACTGGGTAATAATCACCCTTTGTTGCTCCTGTCGCTGTTATAACTCTGTTTGGTAATTCTACATCAGATAAAACAACAACTTGTTTGTTTTTAAATAGCATTGGTGTTCCTGTTGTTGGATCCGGTTGTAGTAAACCTCTACCATCAGTTCCCACTAAGCTATCAAGATATGCATAACCGCTTTGGTTTGTAATTACTACTGCATTTAAAGCGATAGATGGGTCAAGGCTCTTTGTAATTTCTTTTTTCAATGCATCAATTTCTTTCCCTACTGTCAAATTGGCTGGTGTTAATGTTGCAAGTAAAGTTTTTAATTTAGCATTTTCAGTGATAACGCCCTTTTTAGCAAACCATCTTGCAAGATATGCCATAAGTCCGGCAGTATTATCACTCATTAATTCACTTGAAACTGGCACAATTAAACCATATTTTGATAAACTATAAGTAACTTTAGTAAATGCAGGCTGGCTATTCTTTGGAATTCCTCCAGCGGCCATTTCATCAACTGCAGTAAATCCTGTTGTTGGTGCTGTATCAACTGCTCGCCATCCGGTAGGTGCCGTTACATTCTCAACATTGAAATAATTAGCAAGTGAAACTAACTGTCTACGTTGTTCGTTAATTATGTTGTTAAATTCTGTAGGTACTAAGAAACCGCCATCTTTGCCCACAGGATCTCCGCCTGTTGTTGTTAGAGCATTATACAGAGGTGCAAGTTTTTCATTACCTATTCCCGATTTTGGAGTAAGTCCGTTGGTAATTGCATAGAAAAACGCATCCATATACTCTTTATCGTTTCTATTTGTTAAACCTGTTGCAGCTATATCTTTTAGCCCCTTACCGCCCGATCCGTTACCAAATTTACCGTTTTCTAATTCTAATACTTCTAATGCTTCAATTTGTGTGTTAAGGTTCTTTACTTCGGCAATTTTGGCATTGTAAAGTTCCATATCTTTAGCATCAAGTGCATTTTCTGCATCTGTTAATAATGTTGCTCTTTGATTTTTAAGCTCATAAATTTTTTTCATTTTATCTCTCCCTTTTAATATCTAGATTTTTCGATTTCTAATTTGTTTTTAAGCATTAAAAAATCAACTTCTTTATCAAGTTGATTACCTGCTTCATTGTTTGGTTGTTCGTGTTCTAAAAACTGCTTCAACTTAACCGCTAGTTCTTCTTTATCTATGCTGTTATATACCAGTTGCGCGCCTTTAATGATGCCATTTGTTACTTCTTCGGATTGCTCTCCATCAAATAACTTTCCGTCTGCAAATCCTAATTGTATAGCTGTATCTGCAGACATCCATTTTTCAGAATCCATCATGGATGATATTTCTTCTCGACTGAGATTAGTTTTTTTAACATAAGCATTTAAAATACTTTCTTTAACCTCTGTCAATATATCAATAGCTTTTTGCATATCCTTAACTTCACCTTCTGCGTATGTAAGTGGATTATGAATCATCATTACAGAAGTTGGTGACATTAATATCTCATCACCTGCCATTGCTATAACGGATGCTGCAGAAATTGCCGTTCCATCAATTTTTACGGTGATTTTTCCTTTATGATTTCTGAGAGCAGTATAAATTACACTTGCAGCAAAGACTTCACCTCCGTTAGAATTAATCCAAACAGTAATATCACCTTTCATACTTTTTATAGCTTTTTCAAGTGCAGTTGCTGAACGATCAGGCTTATCAAATAACCAATCCCAAAAACCTTGCTCCATAGCAATAGGTCCATCTATCCGCAACTCACTTTCTCCTGTTTCTTCGTTCTTTGCTACATTCCAAAATTGTCTCACTTTTTTTCACCTCCTCATAATGTGGTATCACTTCACCGTCACATTTATCACACCGTTTTCCGTCTGACGTATTCACTTTTTTGCCAATGATAACTTCTTTGTATCCACATCTAATACATTCAAGAGTTAACTTTTTCATGCCTTTGTCCCCGCGTTCCTGTTCTTGCTTAGTTCTCTAAAATCTTCCAATGGAACATAATTCAAACTGGCATTTCTGGTATCCCCACCCTCGACACTAGGCATATCTTCAAGGCCTAATATATCATCAACGCTGAATGCGCCAATTTCTCTCATAGTCTTATACCAAGTACCTCTTGATGTGCTATCACCTTTCAATTCAGCCATCATATTGCGCCTTATTTGCAAGCCTTTTTTTAATTCATGACCAAATAATAATTTGTAAGTATCTTCTTCTTCATATTGTGTGATAATTGGATGTAATGTATTTACTACATATTCAATTCCGTTTTGTTCATTAGATGAATAAGACTGTTTGCCACTATATATTTTGTATAATGGCACTCCAAAAAATCTTGCTATATCCTCAATTGAGATTGATTTACTCTCTACAAATTGAGTATCTTTATTACTCATGGAAATCTGCTGAAATTCTAGGCCTAAATCCAATACTGCAATTTTAAAAGCATTATCTGCTCCACTTTGAATATTATTCCACTCTGTACGTATTTTTTCTTTTGCTCCTGGCTCTAACTTATCTGCAACTTTCAAAATACCGCCAGGCTTTGCATTTTGTGTATACAACTTATTTTCGTACTTTTGTGAAGCTTTGGCTGTATTAACAACTTCACTTGCTCTACTTAATACTGAAATACCCGTAATACCATCCTCTGAGTATGCCTTGTAATGGAGTATATCAAAATTATCTAATTTTCTAATTTCTCCAGTTAATGGGTGAGTGAATATGTACCATAGCTTTCCATTCTCATCAATATATGGCATAATATATTGTGAATATATTGGAATTAATTCTTGCGGTTTTGCACTTCTTGCATTTCGAACAATTAACGCATACCCGTTACCCGTAAGTAGCCTATTAGCTTCAATTAATTTTTTATAGACGCTTGGAGCCATAGCTTCATTCGGTCTACTTGTTAATATTTTTAACAATTCATGCGGTACTCTTTCCTTCGTATTGCTGTCCATTATAAATATTGGCAATTTACTAATGGAATTAGTTATTGTTTCAACACATGCATTAACTGTAGACAACTTCATTGCCCCACTTTGTGTTGTTCCTACTGTAATATCTCCAATAGACCAGTCAGCTGGGTTTTCTAGCGTTATTGTTTGCGGTATCGTATTACTAATTTTATTTATTGCTTTATCAAAGAACATTCTTTTACCTCCTTTCTAAATAATATAACAAGACTTTGTTCTTATGATTTGCTTAATATTACTGCACTTGCTATTAGCATAATCCCCATCACTATATATCCTAAAGGTTCAATAAATAAATATGCTCCGTATGAAACACTAATTGCACCTGTTAAAGCCAAAATATCAGGCATTAATTTAGTTATGATTTTAATAATTATTTTTATCTTGTTTTTCATTACATACTCCAATCATCAGACATAATAGTATCATTAATACTTGTTTTTTCATTCAATAAAGCTGTTGCCATTGCTATAATCCATGCCACAGTAACATCAATTCGACCAATTGACTTATTTTTCATAGGCTTTATGTTCTCGTTACCATCTGTCGCCACTCTCACATTTCCGAAGCACCACCTTGCACATGGATTTTTTTCATGTAGCAACTCGCCTTTTATTAATAACTCTTCTATTTTTTTCATAGCCGGAGATAAATTTTTCATATCCTGAGGTATTTCTACTACTGAAATATCTTCTTTCATAATATGTTGTGTAAGCATCCTGGATAAATAAGGATCACATCCTAACATTTTAAGGTCATACTCTTTAGCAACTCTATATATTTCAGATTCTACAAAATCAAAATCAATACAATCTCCAGGTGTAGTCTTAACATATCCATCCTTCACCCATCTTTCAAAATCAACATGATCTCGTTTTGACCGCTCCCTCATTTTTTCTTCTGTTATCCATGGAATGAATAATGTAAACCATTTTTCAAGCCCTTCTTGAGGTGGAAATACCAAAACTAATGCTGTTAAATCTGTTGTTGATGATAAATCAAGTCCTGGATAACACCGCATGCCTTTTATGTTCGGTATTTCTTTTTGCGTTTTATCATACAGGGTGAGAGGTAGCCAACCAACTGCTTTTGTAGATATCCATTGATTAAGCCTGAGCCATCTAAAAAGTCTCTCGGCATAACTACTTTGCTTTGCATCTAAGGCCTCTTGTCTCAATGTATCTATTTCGATTGTTTCGCCTAAAGATGGATTACATTTATACCATAATCCTTCATCATAAATGTCAATTTCTTTTGATTCCTCTGGATCTAAATTACCTAACCCGTAAATAATAGGCAACCAAACTGGGTTGTCATAATTGCCCTCAATATTTCCTTTTCTATATTCTAATATTTTTTTTGCCTTTTCATGGACTTCCCAACCAATCGAATTTCTATCAGGATCATCGCCTGCAGTTGTTAGTACAATCCATACCGGTTGAAATCTTGCAGAGCCAGAGCCAAATGTCATTATGTCCCACAACTCACGATTGGGTTGTGCATGAAGTTCATCAAATATAACGCATGATGGTTTGTATCCATGTTTTGAATATGCCTCTGCAGACAATACTTTCATGAAAGTTCCTGAAATTTTATCCTTTATTTCTTTAGTGCTTTCTTTTATTTTCAATCGCTTCTGCAATGTTGGATTTTGTTCTATCATTCCAAGCGCAGCATTAAATATTATACCTGCATTTTGTTTATCAGCAGCAACAACATAGACCTCTCCATACATTTCACCATCTGCTACAGTATGATATAATCCGAGAGCTGCAGCTAATTCAGATTTTCCATTTTTCTTTGGAATTTCTAAATATAAATATTGATACTGTCTCGAATCATTTGCTTTTACATTGCCGTAAAATTCTGCCAGAGCATCTTTTTGCCAGTTTATTAAATTAAAAGGTACTCCATACCATTTACCATCAACATGCTTCAAACACTCGACAAAATTAATCGTAAAGTCAGAATATTCATGTTTGAACATTATCCACGTTTCCGCCCAAGAAGACTAGCCATCGGATCATCTTCTTCCTCTTCAACTTTTTTAGGTATGGAGCGAAGAGCTGAAGCGATTGTCATTATATTTTCTTTTTCTATATCTAAAAGCATTTTACGTTTGATTTGGATTAATTTATCTATATTGTTCATTGATACTGATATTTTTGCTAGTTCCTTCGTAACTTCTAGCATTAACCCAACCTTATCTTCTATATCCATATCAATAATTATTTCTTTAAATGTCCCTCTAATCTCTTTTAATAAGCTGTAAAATTCCTCTCGTCTTTCTTCTAGGTCAAAGCATTCAGCTTGTATCATAGCGTATCTATTTATTACTGGTTCATACAGGGCATCATTTTTTTTTATACTCTTTAAGAGTTTATTAATCCTCACAAACTCTTTATGAGCAACTTTGTTATTTCTTACTGTGGAGTTTTCTTTTAATGCTACTCCACTTGAAAGTGATTCTTCTCCATTTTTTCTTTTTTCTAATTCTGCTTTAGTCCTATGTGATTTCTTTTCGGTTGTTAAAACTGAAAATGGTTTTGGTGGTGTAGGCAATTCAATCAACTCCTTTCTTTTAAAAGTTTGATGTGGGAATATTTTTCGCGTCGAGG